ATCGTTCGCGAGAACTGCGCGGTGGAATTTGATGGTGCTTCTCCCCAGGATGATGTGATGGAGCGGCTTCTTAGGGCACGCAGCAGAAAGTGAGGAGTTTATGTTTGAAAAAGTGAATCCGGCCCACCCGGATAAGGTGGCCGATCGAATTGCCGGTGCCCTGGTTGACCTGGCATATAAAAAAGAAACTGATCCGAAGATCGCGGTCGAGGTCCTGATCGGACACGGCATCTGCCACATCATTGCAGAGACGTCGGTCCATATCTCCCGCGAGGAGGCAGAGAACATTGTGACCAGGATCGCAGGAAACCTGATCACGGACTACCGAGAGGTAGCGCAAGATGTACATCTTAGTAAGAACCAGGAAGGAAAGATCCGCTGCGGCGACAACGGGATCTTCAAAGGGGTATCGGTTACACCGGAGCAGAAAGCGCTGACGCAGATCGCGACATTTATGTATAACACATATCCGAGTGACGGAAAGTACATCCTGGACCAGGCGAGGCTGATCCTCTGCCAGAGCAACGCGGATAGTACACACATTAAGGAAGTGTACCCAACAGCCCAGGTGAATCCGCTCGGCGATTGGAGTGGTGGCACAGATGTCGATACCGGCGCCACCAACCGAAAGCTCGGGTCTGATATGGCCGATTCCGTAACTGGTGGCGGCTTGCACGGGAAGGATCTTTCCAAAGCAGATGTATCTGTGAATATCTATGCTTGGCTGCAGGCCCAGGAGACGGGCATCCCTGTTGAGGTATGTTGCGCAATCGGCGATGAAGAGATCGATGGCGTTCCGTACAAGGACATCGTGGAGACAGCAAGAGAGTACATTAAGTCTATCGGAGGCTTTGAGAAATTTGCGGAATGGGGGTTGGTGCGATGACAACGACAAAAGAGATGCAGCTGGTTCCGATTGAAAAGCTGGTCCCTTATGTGAATAACGCCAGGACCCATTCACCGGAGCAGATCAATAAGCTCAGGTCCTCCCTGCGTGAGTTTGGTTTTATCAATCCTGTCATCATCGACCGTGACTATGGTGTGATCGCCGGCCACGGTCGTATTCTTGCGGCAAAGGAAGAGGGCATCAAAGAGATCCCTTGCGTGTTTGCGGATCATCTGACCGAAGCTCAGAAGAAAGCCTACATCATTGCTGATAACCGTATGGCGATGGATGCCGGCTGGGACGAGGAGCTGCTGCGCGTTGAGATTGAAGCGCTGCAGGCAGAGGCTTTTGATCTGTCCCTGACTGGCTTCGATGAAAAGGAGCTGGCAGATCTCTTCAAGGAAGATTCCGAAGTGGAAGATGATGACTTTGATGTGGATGGTGAGCTGAAAGAGCCGGCCGTAACTCAGATGGGTGACGTGTGGACCTTGGGCCGGCACCGCCTGGTCTGCGGGGACTCTACCAAAGAGGAGACTTATGAAGTACTGATGCAGGGACAGAAAGCAAACCTGGTCCTGACTGATCCGCCCTACAACGTCAATTATGAAGGCGCTGCTGGTAAGATCAAAAACGACAATATGGCCGGCGATAAGTTCTACCAGTTCCTGCTTGACGCTTTTACCAACATGGAAAAGGTCATGGCAAACGATGCCTCGATCTATGTGTTCCATGCAGATACGGAAGGACTCAATTTCCGTAAGGCTTTTGCAGATGCAGGTTTTTATCTTTCAGGCTGCTGCATTTGGATGAAACCGAGCCTGGTGCTGGGAAGATCTCCATATCAGTGGCAGCATGAGCCGTGTCTGTACGGGTGGAAAAAGAAGGGCAAGCACCAGTGGTATGCGGATCGGAAGCAGACCACGATCTGGTCATTCGAAAAGACAAAGAAAAATACGGATCATCCGACGATGAAGCCGATACCTCTTCTTGCCTATCCGATTAAGAACTCAACCATGAGCAACACGCTGGTCCTTGATCCTTTCGGTGGCAGTGGCAGTACCCTGATTGCCTGCGAGCAGACGGATCGAAGCTGCTTTACCATCGAGCTGGACGAGAAGTTCTGCGATGTGATCGTTAAGCGCTATATTGAGCAGGTTGGATCAGCTGACGAGGTGAGTGTTCTCCGTGATGGAAAGACCTATTCTTATGCGGAGCTTTGCGGAACCTCTGAAGAATAAGGCTTGTGTATAATGCACAGTTTCCGGGAGGAGTTTCTGGTGAGATTTCTTCCCGGAAATGTCGTTTATTCGCTTGCTATATCAGGGCTTCAGAGTGATATATGTACATACCAAAAAAAGGAGGTATGCGCTATGAACGCAAAGTACAACGTAACAGGAAAGGATCGCAAGGCCCTGGTGGAGGCGATTGAAAACATCACCGGCGAGAAGGCAGTTTACAAGAAGGCACCAACCTTCGAGTATTTAGCAGGAGCTTATACGATCGATAAGAACGGCACGGTTTTGTGCGAGGATGCGGATGCCCTGGATCAGATCATCCGGGAACTTATTAAATGCGGATTCACACCGGAAAGCTATGAGATGCTGCCGGTAGAGACGGCCGAAGAAGAGCCTGCAGGACTTACGATTGAGATTCCTTTTGACAAGGTGAACGTCGGAAACCTGACCAAGCTCCTGGATGCCAAAGGAAAGCTCATCAAGAAAGCCCTGGGGACAGACGACATCCGGATCGAGATGAAAGAGGACCGGGTCGCATTCCCTTGGTTTTCCGAGGTCGATCCGGACAGCGCTAAAGCCTACATGAATTTCATTGCAGCCCTTTGCCGGATGAGCAAAGAAGCCAAGCGCGTGACGGCAACTGAGAAGGAAGTCGAAAATGAGAAGTACGCCTTCCGGTGTTTCCTTCTCCGCCTGGGATTCATTGGAGCCGAGTACAAGATGGACCGCAAGATTCTTTTAAAGAATCTGACCGGATCTTCTGCTTTCAGAAACGGAGGTGCAAGCCATGAGATTTCCGAGTAAAGAGCTGGTCCAGCACATCAAAGACGCTTACCCTGCAGGGACCCGCGTGGAGCTTTTGCAGATGGATGATCCCCAGGCACCGCCGATCGGCACAAGAGGCACTGTGATTGGTGTGGATGACATCGGCAGCATCATGGTTGACTGGGATAACGGCAGCGGCTTGTCGGTGGCCTACGGTGAAGACCGGTGTAAGGTGGTGGCAAGCGATGACTGAGAAAGTAAAAGAGCAGATCCTGGCCATCCGGGACACCGGCCTTACCAACATGTTTGATATCCCGATGGTCCAGCGCCTGGCCTTTGAACGGGACTATTACGACCTGGTGATTTACCTGGAAGAAAACCGCAAGGAGTACGTGCATTTCATTCTGACAGGGGAAGCATAAACTACACAATTTCCTCCCTGGAGATTTGTGCAGAATACTTCCGGATAACCACATAAATAGCTTGCTATATATGGGCTTCAGAGTGATATATGTACATACCAAAAGAAACGGAGGTAAAACACCATGACGATTAACGAAGCAATGAGAACCTACAGACTCCCGAACCCGACCACACCGGAAGACCTCGAATGCCGCTGGAGCAAGGTCCTGACCTTTGGCGATAAGATCCTGGTCGCCGGCCACTATTACAACGGGATGGGAAAGCCCAGCTACTACGGCGCAACATACGAGTTCCTTACCGACGACACTTCCTGCGAAGGAGCGATCGGGCTTAGGGCAGCAAGCGAAGTCGAGTTTGAAGACGACGGACACGCGATCGCCTGGGCCATGCAGCAGTAAGGAGGCACCGGATGAACTACGCAGATAAGATGGAGCAGGAAGCAAGGCTGATGAGCCGCCTTGCAGACTGGATGGAGAAACACGGCGAGGTCCTTTCCGACAGGCAGCGCAGCAACGCCTACACTGGAGTGAGAATCCGGGAGGTGATCTGGCGCGGGAGCCGGTACGAGATCATTGATGTCGACGGAATGACCTGCCGGATCGAGCGGAAGTAAAGCCGCCAACCACGGAGCCTACGGGCTCTGTTGGTCGTAGTAAAATACACAGTTTCGCGGCCATTTATTTGTGTAGATTATTCCCGAGATTCACTTGCTATTATCCCCGTTTAGAGTGATTAATACACTACCAAAAGAAAACACACCAAACGGAGGTAAAGACCATGACGAACGCATACGAACTGAGAACCCACTTTTTCCTGGAAGACTACAACACCGCAATCATCCGCGAGGATTTTGAAACCTTCTTCAAGAAGACCAAAGAAAAAGTCACCTTCACCTTTGGCGGCTGGGACGGCAAGAGCTACGACGGCGAAAGCCGCACGGCCACTGTTTACCGCACAACCATTGAAGGCTTCGAGGATGTGAGATTCATCAAGGTTGGCAAGGGCCTGCATTACATTGAAGAGGACACGGAGGTTTTGGAGAAGGCCACCGGAGAATACCATAAGAGAGCCAGCTGGCTGGTAGATGTAAAAAGAGCATAAGACACAAACCAAACTGAAGATTTGGAGAGCATAGCCCATCCGGGCTTTCTCTCGTATACGGAGACTTGCTGGTGGCAGGTCATTTTTTATGTCTGGAGGTTTTATGAAGTTTTTGATAGACAGGAATGAACTGCCATATGACGCGATGGTGCCGGATGCGTCCTGGCTGATTCCGATAGAAGATGATGAGGAAGAAGGTGACGGCACAGATGATGAGAAAACTGACGAACTACAAGCCGACCAGGTTCATGGCGAAGACGTCTCACTACGATGAATATGCTGCAGATTATGCTGTGGCCTTTATTGAGCAGCTTTGCCATACAAAGGGGACCTGGGCCGGAAAGAAGTTCGAGCTGATTGACTGGCAGGAGCGGATCATACGAGATCTGTTTGGCGTTCTTAAAGAGAACGGATACCGTCAGTTCAATACAGCCTATATTGAGATCCCGAAGAAACAAGGCAAGTCGGAACTTGCAGCTGCGGTAGCGCTTCTTCTCCTCTGCGGAGACGGTGAGGAGCGTGCTGAGGTATACGGCTGCGCTGCAGACCGGAACCAAGCCAAGATCGTATTTGATGTTGCTGTTGACATGGTGCGCTTTTGTCCGGCGCTCTCAAAGAGAGTCAAAATCCTGGAATCACAAAAGAAGCTGGTCTTCAAACCGACGAACAGCTCCTACCAGGTTTTATCGGCGGATGTGGCGAACAAGCACGGCTTCAATACCCACGGGGTGATCTTCGATGAGCTGCATACGCAGCCTAACAGAAAGTTATTCGACGTGATGCTGCAGGGATCGGGAGATGCCCGCATGCAGCCGCTTTACTTTTTGATCACCACAGCGGGAAATGATACGAACTCCATTTGCTACGAAGTTCATCAGAAAGCGATCGATATTGCAGAAGGCCGGAAAGTTGATCCGACCTTTTATTCTGTGATTTACGGTGCAGACGAGAGTGAAGATTGGACAGATCCGGCGGTATGGAAGAAAGCCAATCCCTCCCTGGGGATTACGGTTGGCATCGATAAGGTCAAAGCGGCCTGCGAATCGGCCCAGCAGAATCCTGGCGAAGAGAATGCTTTCCGGCAGCTGCGTCTTAACCAGTGGGTGAAACAGTCGATCCGCTGGATGCC